CCAGATATTATTGTTAAGGTTGCAAAACAATATAACGATGCATTAGTTATTATAGAAAATAACGATGTAGGTCAAGTAGTATGTAACGATGTTTACTACGAGTATGAATATGAAAATACATTTGTAGAATCGTCAGTAAAACGTGGTGGTGTTGGTGTTACAATGACTAAACGAGTAAAAAGAATAGGTTGTTCTAATCTAAAAGATTTAATAGAGTTAGGAAAATTGAAAATACCAGATGGCGAAACAATATCTGAGTTAACAACATTTGAAATAAAAGGTTCTTCATACCAAGCAAGTCAAGGTAATCATGATGATTTGGTCATGAATTGTGTCATGTTTGCATGGTTTGTATCGTCAGACGCCTTTGGGAATATATCATCAATCGATTTAAAAGAAATGCTATTTGCAGAAAAGATGAAACAGATAGAAGACGATGTATTACCATTTGGCGAAATCGACGATGGACATAGCTATGGAACAGTTTATGATAAAATGTCACAAGAATTAAAGGACTGGCAGAATCTCTAAATACGCTTATTTATAAATAGAACTATTGAGAAACTCCTTATTATGTTAACTTATTAATTAAATCTATTGAAAGGACAAAAACATGGCATTTCAGGTATCACCCGGAGTCGAGGTTAAAGAAATCGACTTAACGAATGTTATACCAGCAGTATCTACCTCTATTGGTGGTTTTGCAGGGTATTTCAATTCGGGCCCTATTGGCGAAATACGCTTGATAGGTTCTGAAAAAGAACTAGCAGAGGTGTTTGGTAAACCCAACGACACGATGACGCGTCGATCATTTTATCAAGCGGCCTCTTTTTTAAAATATGGCAACGCTCTTAAAGTAGTACGCGCAAGCAACTCTGCTGGAAAGAACGCTCACTCAGACGCAACTGCAGACCCAGTTCTCATTAACAACTCTGACACATACGAACTTGCGGCCGACACCGCTTATAATAATAATGGTGCATTTATAGCTAAGTCAGCTGGTACATTCGGTAACGCCATTAAAGTTACTGTTGTTAACTCTGCTATCTTTAATGATAACAAGTTTGACAATGTTATAACAGGATTCATCGCAGATGGCACAAATGCAGACGGTTTACCCGTTGAATCATCTATGCTTGGACAGTTTAGTGGAACAGCAGAATTAGCAGCTGACGAAATTCATATCGTTGTTGAAGATTCAACTGGCGCAATTAGTGGAACAGCCGGAACAATTTTGGAAGTATTCGAATATGTTTCAACTACTGCAGGAGCACTTAAAGAGGATGGAACATCTAACAATGTAAGAGACGTTCTTCTTCAAGGTTCGAATTATATTTACGCAGGTAACTTAACGACTATTGCTGGATTCGCAGATGATACTACACTATCTGATGCAGGTACAGTAACTAGCTTTGACGGAAAGTACACCTCAGCATTAAACAGTACCAGCACCAAACATATTGTTGACATTGAGCAACAACTATCAGAAGGTGCCGACACTGCGTATACTACACCTGGTGATATCACATTAGCACTAGATCTTTTAGCAGACGCTGAAACAGAGGATGTTAATTTGCTTTTCGCTCATGCAGACGCAAATGGTAGTAATACTATTGGTAATAAACTTACAGCAATTGCTTCAGATCGTAAAGACTGCGTTGCTTTTGTTTCACCACCAGTTGATGATAGCACCAGCACCACACCTCGTGAAGATGTAACAGCTTATAAAAATTCTTTAAGCGCACCTGATTCTTATTCAGTAATCGATTCAAGTTCACTTAAAATTTACGATAAGTACAATGATGTTTATGAGCTTATTCCTGCTTCAGGATTTATGGCCGGTCTTTGTGCTAATACAGATAGTGTTGCAGAACCATGGTTCTCACCTGCTGGATTTAATCGTGGTCAACTCAGAGGTGTTACTAAGTTAGCGTATAATCCTAAAAAGGCAGATCGTGATGAATTATATAAAAATAATATTAATCCGATCAGCGCGTTTCCTGGACAAGGAATCGTCCTATTTGGCGATAAAACACTACAAAGCAAACCTTCAGCGTTTGACCGTATCAACGTTCGCAGATTGTTTATTGTTCTTGAAAAAGCAATTTCAACCGCGGCTAAATTCCAACTGTTCGAACTGAATGACGAATTTACACGCGCGATGTTTAGAAACATGACTGAACCATTCCTACGGGATGTTAAAGGTCGTAGAGGTATTACCGACTTCCTAGTTGTTTGTGATGAAACAAACAACACCGGCGAAGTAATTGATACTAATCGTTTCGTAGCAGACATCTACATCAAACCCGCTCGTTCAATTAACTTCATTACTCTTAACTTTATTGCCACTCGTACTGGCGTTGAGTTCTCAGAAATTGTTGGTAAATAATATAAATAACTATTAAGAAAGGAAACAACTATTATGGCAACTTTAGGAGTAGATGATTTTAAATCAAAATTAATCGGCGGTGGTGCAAGACCAAATTTATTCAAAGCAACTATTACTTATCCAGGTTATGCTGCAGGTGACGTTGAGCTTTCATCCTTTATGTGTAAAGGTGCTCAACTACCAGGAAGCGTAATCGCACAACTTGATGTACCATTTCGTGGTCGTCAATTAAAGATAGCTGGTGACCGCACCTTTGAAAATTGGACAATCACTGTTCTCAATGATACTGGAATGGAAGTCCGTAACGCAATGGAGCGTTGGATGAACGGTATTAACGAGCACGTCAACAATGTAGGAATTTCAAATCCTACTGATTATCAAGCAGACATGATTATTGAGCAACTCGATAAAGCAGGTAATTCTACTAAGTCATACACCATTCGTGGTGCATACCCAGTAAATATTTCTGCTATCGACGTAAGCTACGATACGAATGATGCTATTGAAGAGTTCACAGTTGAATTGGCTTACCAATATTGGGAGTCTGATACAACTAGTTAGATTTAATTAACAAAGAAATATATCGGCTTAGTGGAGGTCCAACCCCTCCGCTAAGCTTGATATAAATAATAATATTATGGAATTATTCGGATATCAAATTAGCAAAAAAGTAGCATCAAAAGAGCCCGAATTGGTTTCGCCAATTCCCAAAACAACCGCAGACGGTGGCACAACCGTAACTGTTGGTGGAGGCTATTATGGTCAATATGTTGATTTGGCAGGAACAGAAGCTATTTCTGATCACGATTTAATAATGAAATATCGCGAAGCAGCACAACAACCAGAGTGCGATGCTGCTATTAACGATATTGTAGATGGCGCAATCGCATCATCTGACGAATCATCACCGATAGATTTATCGCTGATAGATTTAAAACAACCTGATAATGTAAAGAAACAGATTATCAGCGAATTTAATAAAGTGTTAGAGTTATACGACTTTAATCACATGGCAAATGACTATTTTAGAAACTGGTACGTTGATGGAAAACTATATTTCCACATAGTCATTGATACAGAAAATCCTCAAAGAGGTATCCTCGAACTTAGACCAATTGAACCTATGCATATAAGCAAAGTAAAAGAGGTTCAAAAAGTGCAAGATCCAAAGACTAAAGCAGAATACGAAAAAGTAGTAAATGAGTACTATGTGTATTCTCCTTCAATGGCTGGTGGAGAAGCAAATGTTCAGGGGATAAAATTTGCAACAGACGCTATAATTCAAGTTAACTCAGGATTATACGATACATCAAGAACACGAGTAATTAGTCACTTACATAAAGCAATGAAGTTAGTAAATCAACTTCGTTATATGGAAGACTCATTAGTTGTTTATCGTGTTTCAAGAGCACCTGAACGTAGAATATTCTATGTCGATGTAGGTAATTTACCAAAAGGTAAAGCAGAAGAATACGTACAACAGGTTGTTTCGCGGTATCGCAACAAAATGGTATATGATGCTTCAACTGGTAACGTAAGTGATGATAGACGCCACATGTCTATGTTAGAAGATTTTTATCTGCCACGAAGAGAAGGTGGAAGAGGTACAGAAATTACAACACTACCAGGTGGAGATAACTTAGGACAGATTGAAGATGTTCAATTTTTCCAAAAGAAACTATATCGTTCTCTTAATGTTCCTCTAGCCAGATTAGAACAAGAGTCAGCGTTTAGTGTTGGTAGGGCAAGCGAAATTACACGAGAAGAAGTAAAATTCCAAAAGTTTGTTGAACGTTTAAGAAAGAAATTTTCTTTCATGTTTATCGATGCACTACGTATTCAATTAGTACTGAAAGGTATTATAACAGAAAGCGATTGGAAGGATATTCAAGAAAAGATTAACATTGATTTTCTTGAGGATAACTACTTTGCTGAGTTAAAGGAGTTTGAAATTTTAAGAGAGCGATTAGAAATGGCTCAACAAATGGAAGACTTAGTAGGTAAGTATGTATCTAATAAGTATGTAAGACAGGTTATTTTAAAACAATCTGATGAAGATATGGCACGATTAGATACAGAAATAGAAGGAGAAGGTGGCGATGAAGAAGGAGAAGATGATCTTGACTTTTAATGGCCTTTTTAAAAACTGAAATATTATAAATAGAATTAAACCATGAGTGAAAAAGCACAAGAAATATTTAATAACATTGTTAAAAACAACACTGTTAAGTCCACCAAATCATTTGGTGAAGGAATTCGTGAAAAATTAGATGATGCCCTTGAAGTTCGTAAGGTAGGTCTTACATCCACAATTTTTAACAAAACGAAAGAAAAATAATATGACTATTCAACCTTTAAGTATTGCTGCCGCGGCATCGTTGACAGCAAACGCGTCTACTATAAGCGGGGCGTCATTAGTATTGGTGCAAAATACTGGGTCTTCTGTTCAATATGTAAATGTTGAAGAAAAGGCAACTGGTACACGTAAAGCAAGCATTATGATTCCTGGCGCTAGTAACCTAATAGTTAAAAAGGGTGCAAGTGACGAAATCTTTGCATCTAATGTTGCCGCTGGAACTGGTGCTGCAACAGGCGTATTATTTACAAAAGTAGGATACGCAAACTAATGAAATTAATTACAGAACATTTAGAAAAAATTGAATACATCACTGAAGCCAAGAAAGATGGCGGAAAAGATGTTTACATCGAAGGTGTATTCATGCAAGCGGAGAAACAAAACCGCAATAATAGAATTTATCCGAAAGAAGTATTGGCGGAAGCCACTAAAAAATACGTTTCGGAGCAGGTTAAAACTGGAAGAGCCGTTGGTGAACTAAATCACCCAGAAGGCCCACAGATTAACCTTGATAAAGTTTCACACAGAATCACCGAACTAAAATGGAACGGTGATGATGTTGTTGGAAAGGCGCTGATACTAGATACACCTATGGGTAAAATAGTGAAAGGACTCGTCGAAGGCGGGTGCAAGTTAGGCGTTTCGAGTCGTGGTATGGGTACTGTTGAAAGTAAAGAAGGCAAAACATACGTTAAGGACGATTTCGTTCTTGCTACTGTTGATATTGTCCAAGATCCAAGTGCACCATCTGCTTTCGTTGAAGGCATTATGGAAGGTGTTGAATGGATATGGGAAAATGGCATTCTTAAACCTCAACAAATTGAAGATTATGAGACTGAAATTAAAAAGGTTCCTATGGGTCGCATTAGCGAAGCTCAGGAAAGAATCTTTAGTGATTTCCTCTCCAAACTCTAATTCAAAATAAGGAAACTTAATTATATGTCAAACGAAATCGATCAAATTATCGAAGATGTAGAGGAAAAGGATCTTATTGAATCAGAGGTTGAAGTTTCTGAGGAGACTGAAGTCACTGAACAACAAGAACAACCTTTGTCTGATACAGTCTTGGACGTTCTTCTTGGCGAAGCTAAGAAGAAAAACGAAGCGGAAGAAGATGAATCTGAAGAAGATGAAGTCGAAGAAGCTAAAGAAGAAGAAGACGACGATGACGAATTAGAAGAAGCTAAAAAAGTATCTGAGGAAGAAGAAGAAGAAGAAGATTCTGAAGAAGAGGACGAGGAAGAAGTTTCCGAATCCGCTGATGAAGATGAAGAAGAGGACGAGGAAGAAGTTTCCGAAGCCGCTCATGAAGATTCCGAAGATGAAGACGAAGAAGAAGTTAAAGAAGACGCTCACGAAGATGAAGAAGAATCTGATGAAGACGAAGTCGAAGAAGACGAGGATTCAGATGATGAAGACGAAGCTGAAGAGTTGCCTGAAGTTCAAACTAAAGCTGGTTATCTAGCTGCTAGTTTTGATAAGCTTAAAGGCATGAAAAAGTCTGAATTAGTTAATGCTTATACATCGCTTAACCCTGTGTCTGAAGAAGACGAAGAAGGTGAAGTAGAAGAAAGTCCAAAGACAAAAGCTGACCTCATTAATGCAATGTATGGTCAACTTAAAGCTATGAAAAAGGACGATCTAATGGCATCATATAATTCACTCATGGCATCTTGTGGTGATATGGCTGAAGAAGCTGAAGCAGATTATTTTGCATCAGATCTTAAAGTTCTTGCCGCAGCAGACCAAGAGTTAACTGAAGAATTCAAGTCAAAAGTTTCTATCTTATTCGAAGGCGCAGTCGCTAACAAAGTTACCGAGATTAAAGAATCACTAGAAGCACAGTATTCAGAAGATCTACAGGAAGAAGTCACTTACGTTCGTGAGTCACTTGTTACTAAGATTGATGATTACCTTTCTTATGTTGTT